AAGGCCAATCCGCCCAATCCGCCCGCATCCGCCCAATCCGCCCGCATCCGCCCGTCATCCGCCCACATCCGCCCACTCCCAGCACCCCCCGTTTGATTTAACCGCCTTTGACGCTTTACCATAGCTGTACCACTCAACTGAGGTACCGTTATGAGCATCCCCATAACCAACGCTCCCCATCCCACTGCATCCCCACAAGGGCCCACACCAACCCCCTATCCACGAGCTAAAAAGCTCGACGAATTCAAAGTACGCAAGATTATTGAAGATATACTCAATGATGAATGTGGTGCTGTGGTCGCTGCCCGCTATGGCGTTACTCAGGGCCATGTTTCCACCATCATGTATCTGCGCTGCTGGAGGCAATTACCCCATTCCAGTGCAACCATAGCTAAATGGAGAGAATGGCTAGGCAAACCTATCATCAGGCAGGTGACACGCTCCAAAGGGGGGCGCAACTGCAAGCCAACCTTGAAACGCTTTGATATGATGGTGAAATGTTCAGACTTTATGCGTAAATAGGAGTTAACCAATGGATAACTTTAGCGTTCTTGTTGCAACCCTGTTAGAGCGAGGCGTGGCCATTGAATTGAGGCTCACCCCATCTGCCCACACGACACCCATTGCCTCAACATCGAGTCAGCCCACTCAGCCCACTCAGCCCACTCAGCCCACTGCCTCCAGCCAGTCTAGGCAGCAACCCGATCTGGATTCCCTGTTGTATCCTGAGGGCATCGATGGTTAACAGACAAAACAGTTGAGGGATAAAACACGGTGATTAAAACAGGTAATTCAGGCTACAAAGTCAAGCCAGCACTGCATTTGTTGGCAAGTAATCCTAACTCAGGCATGTGGTGGATGTTGCCCGAGGATGATCCGAAATCTTTTGCCTCGAGCATTTACCAAACGGCAAGGACCATCGAGGAACGCAACCAAGTTATCTTTGACTCGAACTTACGGTTTTTACGCCTCTATTCAGGAAGCCCCCAACTCAGTTCCACACTCAATCAGTATTCAACGAGTGCAGCTGGTAGCTGGGGAATGAGTGGAGCACGGCCCGCATTGGGTTTAAACGTCACGCAAGCGTGTGTGGACACGGTGGTTAACTCACTGTGTGAAACAAAAATCAGGCCCATGGTGGTGACCAAAGGTGGGAGCTTGAAGCTGCAACGCCGTGCTCAACTGATGAATAAGTTTTCCGACGGTATATTGATGCAGAAAAACGTCCATGAAATCACCACAGCATCTATAAAAAATGGTGCTATTTTTGGAACGGGCATAGTGAAAGTTGTGGCAGAGAATGGGGACATCTCTATAGATTCCATTCTGCCCACTGAGATTATCACCTGCCCCGGGGACTCCATTTACGGTAAGCCCCGCACACTTTACCAAACCCGGTTTGTGGCCAAATACACGCTTATGGAGGCCTATCCTGAGCACGCAGATGCACTAGCTGCTATCAAGTCTCAGACTGTCTCCATTGGATCTGGACATATCGTGACTGATTGTATTAAGGTGGTCGAAGCGTGGCACCTGGCAACATCCCGAAAATCGAATGATTCCCCTAGAAGCCAAGAGATTCCCGGCGGTTGCCACGCTCTCGTTGCAGACGGATTAACTCTATTCCGTGAACCCTACCTCAAGGATCGTTTTCCCTTTGCCTTTTATAGGCACACAACGCTACCCATAGGATTCTATGGCAGAGGCGTGCCTGAAGAGCTTTTACCTATTCAGGCCGAAATCAACACACTTATGACACGGTGCCAGCAGGCATTGAAACTGATTGCTATTCCTCGGATATTCATTGAAGAAGGTTCTCAAGTAAACGAAAACCAGTTGAACAGTCAAATTGGAGCCATCCACAAATACCGTGGGACTCCACCCATATTTAGTGCACCTCCCACTATGCCCACTGAGGTCTACCAGCAAATTGAGAGGCTGTACCAAAAGGCCTTTGAAACGCAGGGGATTCCCATGCTTCAAGCTGCGGGGAAGAAGCCCGCTGGTGTGGACAGTGGGCGTGCCTTGCGTGAATACGCCGATCAGGCCAACACCCGTTTCATCACACTCAGTCAGCAGCGTGAGCGTTTCCATATTGACGTGGCCAATCTCTATTTCGAGGCATGCCACGATTTATCAACAGAGTTTGGCACGGATTATAAGGTCATCTCGTATGATAAAAAGGATGGCATAGAGCCCTTGAAGTACTCTCAGGTGTCTATCAAGCCGGATAATTACATTGTGCAAGTGTGGCCTACCAACTTCTTTAGCCAGTCGCCAACTGCAAAACTTCAAGAGGTGCAAGAGCTCAGTCAGGCTGGGTTTATCCCACCTGAAGCTGCTTTAGATATCCTCGACTTCCCTGACTTGCAGAAATACACAGAACTTGTGTTGTCAGGGCGTAGATTAGTTGAGGCAAATATAGAGAAGATGATTGAAACTGGGGAGTATATCCCCCCCGAGGAGACGGACGACCTCAAGACGGCCATGAGCCTCTCCTTGCAATACCTCTCTAAGTTCAAATTGCAAGAGGACAGTGAGGAAGCGGAACAACTCATACGGCAGTACATGGATGATGTGGAAAGCCTCATCACCCAAGCTCAAGGATCTCAATCACAAGGAGCATCAGGAGGGCAACCCCCACCACACAGCCCACCTGGGCAAGGTCAAATAGATCAACTTCCAATGGCACCTCCTTTAGCAAACCCAGCAGCGAGTCCAGTGAGTGACTTGCTACCCAATGCACCTGCACCAATTGTTTAACAGTTTACACAAGGATAAAAAAACTATGGTAGATTTTAACGAACAGCTCACTCCAATTGACTCAACTGTTCCCACTGGCGAAATTCAACCAGCTGAGGAGAAAAAGAGTGAGAGGTTTTCATCGGCCTTTAGTAAACTTGCCCGTAAAGAGCAAGCGTTAAGAAAAGAAAAAGAGTCGTTCACAAAAGAGCGTGAGGAATCGAGTCAATTAAAAGAGAAGATAACCGCATGGGAACGGGCTAAGTCTAACGCAAAGTTAGATCCCAAATCAGCACTAGAGCAGCTAGGGTTGAACTTTGAGGAGATCCAAGAGTACTTTTTAAATGGCGCTCAGCCAAGTGCTAACACGCTTGTGGAGCAGTTAAGGAGGGAACTGGAGGACACCAAAACCCAGTTTCAGAAACAGCTAGAAGAGAAAGAACAGCAGCAAACACAAGCACAAGTCGAGAGGCAAGAGAGAGAATTCAAGTTTGGCATCCAATCTGAAATAGAGAAGAGCGAAGCAGAATTCTTGAAGGCCTCCGATGAGCCTCAAGAGACTGTGTACCGACTTATACAGGGCTGGTATGACAAAAACGGTGAGGTGCTTCCTACAAAAGATGCCATTGAATTGATAGAAAAAGAATTAGAACAGGATTTCCAAAAACGTTTTGGCAAGCTAAACAAAGTTACCAGCTTATTTAAAGCCCATTTAGGTGAGCCTATGCAGTCCCCAGCGTTCCGTTCAATACCTCAAGGTCCAATAGGCAACAGTGGAGTTGACAGGCGGATGAGTGAACAGGAAAGGGTAGCGGCAGCAGCTCGGTTAATGGCAGGCAGTTAGACAGTTAGTGTTTTATTAATCAGTCGGTATTTACGCAAGCGAATTATTGAAGGAGTTATCCGCAATGGCATTAGACTTTACCTCGTTCCAGTCGGCATTAAAGACCCTCTACCCAGAGTGGGCGTTACAGAACATGATTTTCCAGAACAACCCCCTGTTATCATTGCTTTCGAAGGAACAGGACTTTGGTGGGGATTTTAAAAAGATTCCTATCATCATCGGTGCCCCACAGAACACCTCAGCGGACTTTAGTGTTGCCGCTAACTCAGGTGCAAGTTTGGGCACACAGTCCACTATCAAGGCATTTCTCTTAAGCCGTGTGCGTAAATATGCTTTGGCAGAGATTAGCAACGAAATCATGAAGGCTTCAGAATCCAATAAAGACGCCTTTATCTCTGCTGTTAAAAACGAAACTGATGGAGCTATCCGTTCTATTTCCAACCAATTGGGTATGGATATATTTAGGGATGGAGCTGGTACCGTGGGCCAACTCAGCGCCACTTCAGGCGTGACAACCACAATAACGTTAGCTGATCCTACACAGGCGATTACCCTAGAAATTGGGACTTATCTTAGGTTCTCCACTCTAGGCACTGGTGGTTCAATCAAAACTGGTACGCTGCAAATTGCAGCCATAGATAGGCCAACAGGGACCATCACTTTATCGGCCTCCGGAGCCACGTTAACCCCTGTTTTAGCGGTTAATGACTATGTCTATATCAGTGGTAACCAACAATCGAACATGAAGGGCTTAGAAGCGTGGATTCCTACCGTTGCCCCCACAAGTGGAGACAACTTCTTCAACGTGGACAGAAGCACAGATAGCCGTTTGTATGGTGCCTATGTGGACAAGAGAGGCTTCCCCATTGAAGAGGCTTTGCTGGACATGGACAGCCTTGTTTACACCGCTGGGGGTAAAGTCAGCCACATCATCTTGAGCCCTTCCCAGTACCTCAACCTCGCTAAATCCCTAGGCTCTCGTGTGATTTACCAAGAATTGAAAGTGGGCGAAGTGGGCTTCCAAACCTATGAGATTCAAGGGATGAGCGGGCCGATTAAAGTCATAGCGGATAGGTCTTGCCCAAGGAATATTGCCTATACGTTGCAGCTGGATACATGGAAATTGTCTACTCTAGGCCAAATGGTGGAGATTTACACTGGTGACGGACTGAGCATGTTGAGAAGCACAACTGCCGATAGTGTGCGGTTACAAATCAGCTACTATGGAAATTGCAGTTGCGCCGCTCCTGGCTGGAACGCCAAGTGTCTTTTAAGCTGATAAACATTGAATAACTCGGTTAATAATTCGAGTTATTTTTTAATTCTCGCAAACGGGGGTTTGTGAGAGTTCTCCTTTCCCTCAATGGAGTTTTTATGTCTAATAGAATGTTTTATCCCTTGCGTGGAAGTTTGAACCGTGAGGTTGTCACCCTGTATGGCTCTGTGACCACAAGTACAGGCGGAGCTATTGCTAGTCAGTCCTGTAAAGGCTTCAGTGTAGCCCGCACTGACACGGGTGTTTATGCGGTGACACTTCAGGACGCTTATGCTGCGGTCCTTGACTCAAGGGTGACGTTGTCAGCCTCAGCCATCACAGCAGGCAAGGGTCAGTTGTTTGTGCTGACGACTAACACCCCTCTGAGTTCTGCTTTAGTGTTGAAGGTTTACCGGCCTGACACACAGGTTGTAGCGGATGTGGATGACGGTGCAGTTCTGCTATTTTCCATCTCCCTTAGCAGAGTGGCGGTGTAAATATGTTGATGCGCAAACGTGAAGACGATGGCATTCCGTCAATGAAGAAGCCTAGCCGTGACATGAGTGAAGAGAGTGGAATATCTGAGGGCACAAAAGAGCGTGGAGAGGCCACCAACGAGCGTGAGGCTGCTGCACAGGATTTCCTTGATGCTATAGCAGACGGGGACGCTAAGGCTCTTGTGGACGCTTTTATTGCCCTAGATATGGCCTGTGGTGAGCTCGAGGATGAAGGTGAGGAAGAGGAAGAGGGAGAGGGGGAACCTATGGGTGAACCCAAAAAGAGCCCTAAGGATTTGATAAGCATTATACTCGCCAAGAAGAAGCCAAGCTAAGTCTTTGCTTCTTTTGCTTTGTTTAAGTAATTAGCCAAATTTCCCTTGAACGCAAAGTCAGGATTGACTTCGTAAAATGTGCCTGAGTATTTTTGGATCATCCTTTTTTCTTTGAGATCTATGAGACCACGGTAAAAAGTATCCTTGCTCCCATATCCTTTTTTAACAAATTTCTGCCATTTCAGTTCTGCAATATGGGTTCCCTGTTTCATATTTTCAAGAAGAAAACCCATGACAACTCTGGTTGTGGGTCTTGAATGTATCAATATGTCAATAACGGGCGAGAATATTTTAATTGGATTACCGTGCGGATTAATTGCTCTCATAAATGTGTCCGTTGTCATTTTAGATTTATCTAAATTATCTTGATTTTCACTTGGCTTACTTGAGACTTTTGTAACACGAGTCAAAACATTGTTCAATAGAGATTTTCTTTGTGGCATACTAAAATTCCCGTTTAGTCTGAATTGGAGTGTAGTGATTCCGAAATTCAGACTAAACCTGAATTTTGATTAGAGTCAACCCAGAATTCCAAAGCGTATTCAACATCCAGACATCATTGAGCAAACTAGCGTATTCCAAAATCTCCAACGATCTACATCGTTAGACTCTGGGTGATCACCGGCAAAAACCAACAGCCAAAACCAACAGCCTTTACCTCTTTTAAGACCCCACCACACAGCCTAGCTAAGACTCAAAGAGATCTGGATCACTTCTCCTGTCTAGGGCTGGGCCAGCCTACGGCTGTCCTCAGCCCACACACAATTCAAAAAGAAGAAGAAAAGAAGAATGAAGACAGAACAGCCAAAACCAAATACAGGGTCTAGAGTGGGAGCATTGTATTTATCAGCACGGGTAATTCCCACGCAAAAGGGGTAAATTTAAACGAAAGCCCTTTGGAGGTATTCTCATGACTCTCGCATCTTCCCTTGTCACACAGGCCCGTTTGCGGGCTGACCAAGTGAATTCCCAGTTTGTGACTGACGCTGAGGCCCTCGGTTATCTCAGCTTGGGCTACCAAAACTTTTACGATCTCGTGACACAGTCTAACAATACCTACTATGTCAGCCAGTTAGACATCACCCTAATCCCCAATGTGCAAGATTACGCCCTTCCAGCAAACTTTTATAAGCTCTTGGGCATGGATCTCGTGAACGCCATAGGGGCCCCTGTTACACTGCGTCCCTTTCAGTGGAATGAGAGGAATCGCTACAAATATGCAGGCCTGACAACCATGGCTGGGCCTGTGTATAGGTACAATCTGCTGGGCTCGAATGTGCGGTTTACCCCTATGCCGGGCAGTGGTGTGGTGAAGGTGTATTTCACGCCTCGGGCCGTGTTGCCCACTCTGTTGACATCTGAAATAGACACCATGGGGTTCGACGAGTATTTGATTGTGAGCGTGGCGTTGAAGATGTTGGCAAAGGAAGAGAGTGACACGACCTTGATTCAGGCGGAGTTGCAACGGCAGACGGAGAGGGTGCAGACCATGCTAGCAGATCAGGATTCCAGCTTTCCCAAGGTTGTGGTGGATGTGGATACGCTCAACGACAATCTTTATTTACCAACCTTCCTGCGTTAGAACTACTTTTGATCAGGGTTTTCGGATGCTGATTCCAATTCCTCCATAAAATCTAAATCTATGCTCCCACATGCTTGCGTTGCTAAATTAGGGCAGCCTTTTACAAAAACTAAGATGTTCTGGTGAGTTTTTCCAATTTTTCTGCTTTTTAAAAAAGGCGGTTTAACTCTTAATGGTAAATTGCCAGCCGAATTAACAAGTATTATTTCGTTGTAGTAAAGTAAACCGGCATCTAAAAAGGCTTGTATCGTATCAGATACAAAGTTGTAGTAGGTTCCTGTTTTTCTGTCTCTGATTTCTCCGACGACAAAACAGGCAAACCTATTATTTTTTAATTTGTTACATGAATCAATTATGATCTGTTTATATATTTCTTTAAAATCTTTATATTTCATATTGCTTATATCATTTTCTAAATAACTATAAGACTCTAAATTTGCATATGGTGGGCATGAGAATATAAAATCAGCTTGGCTGCTATAACTTTTTTCAATATTTAAACTATCGCCACAATGCCAAATAGGTTTAGGCCCATCCGTTTTGTCTTTTACCTCTTGCCACTGAATTTCATTAGCGTCTATCTGCTCTTGCCTTATGTCCCCTCCCCAATAGTTTCTACCCAATAGGCTTGCGACAATGCCACGGACGCTCCCCCCACAAAATGGGTCTAGGATGTGACCATTTTTTGGAGTGAACCATCTATAAGCAATTTCACATAGGACGGGATCAAAAAGACTTGTTCCAGATAAACAAGACATTATAGATAACATGAAAGAGCTGTAACGCGGAATGTTATCTTGGCGCCCTTTTCCGCTATCTATACCAAATTGTTTCCACAGATTTTTTCTGTTCTGCCACCATCCGCTATCGGTTCTTAAAATAGAAAAAGGTGCTATCAAAAAGCTTTCTGCTAGGGACCCCTTCGCTTGTTTTTTGTCCAAAACATTTTTCTTGTCTCTATTTTCTCCGTCATTAAAATCAGTGCCATCGTCACCAACAGGCAAGTTAGGCTTAAAATCAAAATCATCAAAACCAATGACATCGAGTTCAAAATCCTCAAGCCTCAACTCATCAAGTTCAATTTTAAGTAGTTCCTCGTCCCAACCAGCCTCTAGTGCTAGCTTGTTGTCTGCGAGTGTATAGGCCCGTCTCTGCGTGTCTGTGAGGTGGGCAAAGGCCACCGTGGGCACTTTATCTAACCCTAGCCTTTGTGCAGCGAGTAGTCTCCCATGGCCTGCAATAATCGTTTTACTC